AGGTTCTAAAAGATGATAAGGCAGGTGTCCTGTGAGCGGTGTAGTCCGACTTTCAAACTCAGAAATCCAAACATTCAAAGACTGTCGTAGGCGTTGGTGGTTTACCTACTACCGCCGTCTACAACCGAAGTACAAGGATGCAACTGGTGCTCTTGCGCTAGGTTCACGAATCCACGCTGCTTTAGATGACTACTACGCCAATGGAACTCCTCTTCTGAAAGCACACGCAAATCTTGTTGATGCAGAGAAGGCTCTTCTCCTCGCAGACTTCAAAGATGTTTCCGAGTTAGAAAAAGAAGCAGAGCTTGGTCACATCATGCTTGAGGGATATCTTCAGTGGGTCGAAGAGAACGGCATTGACGCAGAGCTTGAGATGATTTCAACCGAAGAAATTATTACAGCCCCTCTCTTTAATGGAGAGGTTGAACTAACAGGAAAGCTTGACATGCGTGTTCGTCGTAAAGGTGACGGTGTGCGTATGTTCCGAGACTTTAAGACTGTTGGGGGCTCACTCGGGGACTTTGCAAATCTTGCCCCAATGAATGAACAGATTTTGACCTACATGCTTCTAGAATCAACAAAGAAGGATGAAGCAGAACGCTCAGACGGTGGAATCTTTACAATGTTGAAGAAGGTTCGACGCTCTGCTGCAGCTCGTCCTCCTTTCTATGACCAAATTGAGGTCAGACACAATATCTTCACCCTCAGGTCCTTCTGGGACCGCCTCCACGGCACCATTGCGGACATGATGCGTGTTCGCAAAGCTTTGGATGAGGGGGAGAGCCCAGCATTCCATGCGTATCCACGCCCATCGCGTGACTGCAAGTGGAAATGCCAATTTTTCTCTGTATGTCAGCTCGTAGATGACGGAAGCGCATCTGAGCAGGCCATCAGTGAAATGTATGAAGTATCAGATCCATATGCATACTATGGAGATAACGAAACAAAAGGAAACGAGTGACGTATGAGTAATATCCAGCGGTCGTTGACCGTAATGGTTTACGGAGAATCAAAGGTTGGTAAGTCAACTTTTGCCGTAACCGCACCATACCCAAGGCTCATGCTTGATGTCGAAGGCGGACATAGGTTCTTGCCAATCGTCGTCAAGTACTGGGACCCATTGCGCGAGGAACCACCTATCGCAGACGGAACATGGGACACCGTAGTTGTTCCAGTACGGGACTACGACACTGTTATTAAGACATATCAGTGGTTGCAGCTCGGTAAACACCACTTCAAGAGTTTGATTATCGACTCCATTTCGGAGTTGCAAGTCAAATGTATGGACAGCATCGCTGGAAACGAACAGATGAAGATGCAGCAATGGGGCGAACTTCTTCGCCACATGGGCGGTCTACTCCGCGACCTTCGTGACCTCACGATGCACCCAACCAACCCACTTGAGGCAGTAGTCCTTACGGCTATGTCTCGTGTGACTCAGGATGGTAAGCATCGTCCATACCTACAGGGACAGCTCGCAATTCAGGCACCGTATTTCTACGACATTCTCGGTGCATTGACTATCGAGCAAATCCCAAATCCAGACCCGCTACAGCTTCCATACAAGGTTCGTCGCATGTATGTGGAACGAACCAACGAGTATGAAGCTGGAGAGCGAGTACAGGGACGATTGGGAGCTATTGTCGAACAAGACAAGCTTTCAATTGAAGTAATGCTAAATACGATTTTCGGTCCTAAGCAGGCCGAGAAAACCAACAACACCAAGAAAGACAAGGAAGTAGTGGCATGAGTACACTCAATTGGTCAGACCTCATCCGTGACGCGGGTGAGACAGCAAGCTATGAACCGCTGCCAGACGGTGACTACGAGCTCGTAGTTCTCGAAGGAACAGCAAAGGTCACCCAGTCGGGTAAGACCATGTTCAGCATCAAAGCACAGGTAGAGGGTGGCGCTCACAACAAGCGTCTCGTCTGGGACAACCTTGTTGTTTCTCCAGACAACCCGACAGCATTGGGCATCTTCTTCCGCAAGATGAATGCTCTTGGTCTTGGTCGTGATTTCTTCGACCGTGCCCCAACAAATGCTCAGATTGAGCAAGCGCTTGTGGGTCGTAAGTTTCGTGGTCAGATTGGCTCACGCACTTACAACGGAAACAAGAAGAACGAAATCAAGAACTACTACCCTGCAAAGGGTGCAACAGCATCGGCTCCTCAGGCTGCAGCAGCTCCTGCTCCTGCACCAGCCCCTGCACCAGCTCCTGCGCCAGCTCCAGCACCAAGCGCAGCTCCTACAGCACCGTTCTGATTCGTCAGAAACAACTGAAAGAGTTCGTAGGAAGCCGTCCAGTCGTAGGACTGGGCGGCTTTCTAGTAAACAGAAAAAGGTCTATATGAAAGTTCTTATTACAGGCTCAACTGCCCAGCAGTGTTCGACTAGAACCGCTTCAAGAACTCCTACTTTCTCCAGTTTGATAGCAAAAGGTCTTCACGATTCGGATGCGGGTGTGGATGTTTCTATTGCTGAACCGTCTATTTACACAACTAGAGAAGAGCTAGAAAACTACGATGCTGTCTTGGTAGGAATTGCCCCACCGACAAGTCTGTCAGCCAACAAGATTTATCCAGCGTTTTCTATTGCTGCTAAGGCAAAAGATATCGGGAATCTGGTTTTGTTTATAGACGCACCAGAACCATACAAAATCCAATCATCACTAAAGTCTTGCTACCTCAACAACTCGGATTTGCAAAAGAATTTCTATGAGAGAAGGAAAAGTTATTCGCATCTCTTAGAAGACAAAAACTTTCGAGAAGAAGTTCAAGGTTTTGTATCATATCTATACACAGACAAATGGCCTACAACTTTGTACCCAGCATTTCCTTGGTCAGTTGGGAAAACCTCAGCTAAGGCTATTGAAGGTTTGGATTCAACAAACTTCTTTCCTGTATTTGTAGATTCATACTTGATTGACTCAGAGGCTCCCACAAAGGAGTTTCATTTATCTAAAGAGTATTGGACCTGTGACTCAATGAAGACACAATGGGCTTCTGATGTCATCTCTACGCTCTCATACGATGTAATTCCCACTCGGTTGAATAGGTGGGAACTTGAGGAAGACACCACTGAAAGAATCAAAAAGTCAGTTGGAACGCTGGTATCTACTCATAGGTCTGGCGAGCCTTGGTGGTCTCCAGCCTTATCTCAATCGCTATCAGCTGGTGTTCCAGTCGTTACTGATTGGAGAAACACCTCTTATCTAGGCTCTGAGTGGAGCTATCTAGGTTCTTCTATAGAAGAAATGAGTGATGTTGAGAGGTTTGCTGTAGCAGAAGCTCAGAAGGCGTTGTATCAGAAGAGCCTTCCAACTTGGGATGAGGCAGTTGAAAATCTATTACATCTATTTTCGTCAAACAAACTAACCATCTAACCTTTACTAAAAAACTAAATACAACTAGAATCAGAGAAAGAGAGGAGCTGCAATGGGAGATTTAGATATGAACTGGGTAAAGTCCCAGCTTCAGGCAGCAAAGGTGAGAAAACCAGTCGGTGATGCGACTATGAAGCTCATCGAGTTATTCGACTCTTTTGAAATGACAAAAGAGTACAAAGACAAGACAATTGAGATGTTTTCAGTTCTTGCTAAGGGCCACATTGTCGTCAAAGAAAAGAAGGACGAAAAGTGGATTCCAGTACAAGCAGGAGACATCAAAGTAACTGAAACAGTACGAGTCAAGGCTGATGCTTTTGATGGACAGCTAGGAACTATCCACAACGGTCGTCGCGGAGTAGTAGTTGGTGTTCGCTACGGCGATGTAATTATCAAAAGCACAGACGGAAAAGATCCAATTCTTGATGGAGCACACTACCCACCTCAGAAGCTTGAGAAACTTGTGCTGGTATGAGGACAACCACCCTCAAATTTACTGTTCAAGGGGATAACTACGAAGAGCTGAAACAAGCTGCTGATTTAGCTATCTCTAAATTTTTGGGTGGTACAGAGGACGATTTAGAAGACGAAGAGTATTTAGAAGAAGAGATTTCAAACCATGGAATCAATTATGAACTAATCGTCTATGAAAACTCTGAACTGACAAGTGAATATCAATACTCAGCCGAAGTGATTGCGAGAATTAAAGATGTCCAATGACACAAGTGGTATCCAGTACAACAACCAAGCAAAAGAAGTACCACCATCAAATGACGATACTCCGATTCGAGTCCAAGCCCTCCGTGAAGCTGCTCGAATTATTAATGGAGATAGAAACAAACAATACGGTGGACCAGAAGAGAACTTCACCAACATCGCAAAGATTTGGTCTGTAATTTTTCAAAGAGAGTTCACTACAGAAGATGTAGCCATGGCAATGATTGGTGTAAAGCTTGCTAGGTTCGTCTCAAACTACGGGTTCCAACCAGATACATGGATTGATATTGCAGGTTACGCAGGGTGCGGCTACGAAGTGGCAAAGAATCTGCATGACAACCGATAAAGGACCTTGGACCTTTACTCAAGCTTTGTGTAGAGAAATTGGTGTCGAACCATTTTTTGCTCCAGACAAAGATGAAGTAAGTGATAGACCTCAAACTTACGATGCAGCTAGAAGAATCTGTCACGATTGTGTACATAGGGCAGATTGTGCTGAGTGGGGAATTCATTTTGAAGTTCATGGAATGTGGGGCGGTCTAAGCCCGAAAGAACGGCAAAGAATTCGTTCTAAACGTAACATCAGAATACCTATTACAGTCGTTAAGTAGATGTAAACTGGTTCTATGAGTGGCAAGCAAGTGCTGACTCCAGAACCAGTCTGCGAGGTGTGCTGGCTAAAAGACCACGCCCGCTGGGAGCCAGAGAGCATAGACGATACTGGCAACATCCTTATGAAGCTAAAAGGCGTAGATGTTCCAGAAAAAGTGAACACTGGAAGCGTTGAGATTTGCCACTACTGCGGGAAAATTACGGTGTCTGGGATTTATGAAATGAAAGACCCAACCGTAATTTTTCATTCAGAATCAAACGAAGGAACCGTTGAGCTCAACAGGTTAGAAGAGGACGACAATTGAAAGATGTTCGATTAGGCGAATCTCTTTGGGTTCAGTGGCACGGTAACGGATACTCTCAGAGTGGTAAATCTGAAATTATCTACTTCACGTTGGATCACGTTGATCTAGAAACCGAAATTGTTCGTAGAGCTTTAGCTTCTACTCTTCAAAGAGACGGGATTTGCGACTCTTTGTTAGATGGATTTAATATGATAGAAAAAGCTTCAATTGAACATGGCTACTCTGGCATTATAGAAGGTGAGACAGAATACTCGGTTTGTGATGACACTTCAGAAACAGAGTACGGAGATTTTGTTGAAGAACCCCTTCCAACTACTTGGATAGAGTTTTAGTCAACTTTAGTTGTTTAGTCCCTTACTTTTATGGTTTTGTATAGTACTATGGTTTTGTGTGGAAACCAGCGAACAGCATTGATTGGCAGAAGGATGCCCTCTGCTCTCGCAAGGAATACCAAAAGAATAGAGAATGGTTTTTCTCTAAAATCCCTCGTGAACGATACGACGCAAAAAACATCTGCTACTCATGTCCTGTAAGGCGTCAATGCATTCAATGGGCTCTAGAGCACCGTCAAATATGGGGTGTTTGGGGAGGCAAAGACGAAATGGAAATTCGTCGAGCACTCTCTGTCTCTTACAGCGGTGAAGAAGCTAGACGGCGTAGATACCCAAACTGTCCGTACTGCGGAGCTAGACCATCAAAGCTCGAAACAAGTTCTCAAGAAATGCCTGGTGGCGGTAGATGGACTGTAGCCAAAATAGTTACATGCACCGTGTGTGATTTTTCTTGGCGAAGCCGAACAAGCGTAAATGCAGTGGAGGCTTACAAACAAGAAAAAGCAGACAAACTAGAAAAGCGACTTCGCGAAAAGGAAAAACGCTCTAAGAAGAAGTCTTCTGCGAAGACAAAGCCTCCTCGCAAAACTTCAAGTTTGACTGAAGCCGTTGGTCATCAGGATCAATCTCAATAGCTTTCTTAGCGTATTCAAAAGCTTCTTCAAAAAGTCCTAGTCGATAAGCAGCAATAGAAGCGTAGTCGTATGGAGCTGCTCCCCAAGCGTCTGCTTCACAGAGATATTCCAATGGCTTTACAGTAATTGCTAGTGCATCCTTAGCAGCCTGCAAACACTGATTCCAGTCTTGACGCTCGTAGTAAAGCTTTGCAAGGTCTACAAAAGGCTCACGACGACCTGGAGCTTGGTCAATAGCTTTACGGAACCAGATTTCTGCCTCTGCTGGAACGCTCTTGCCAATAAACCTCATGGATGCGGCTCGTTCTGGAGCCCAAGTCGCTGTTGGCAAAGTCAAATGACGCTTTAGCTCTGTTGCAGCTTCAGCATATCTTCCATAGAAGTAGAGCTCTCGTCCATAGTAAAAAGAGTTTCTGTCGTTGTATGGGTCCTCTTGAACAGACATCTTTAGAAGAGGGAGATACTGCGAACGACTCTTGCTTGGGTCTGGGTGATGGTGTGTTTCAATCTCATCAATCCACATTTGTTTCTCTTCAATGCCGTAGACATAAAGACACTCGTGCACTGGGTGACGCCAACGATAGTTTTTGCGAGTGTGGATGTGGTCATAGCTAAACTCAAGACCCGGAGTTCCATCCTCGTTAAAAGACCAAATGTGCTTGTATCGAGGACGAGTGACACCTTGCTCCCAAGCTTTTTGCAGTGGCTCTCTCCAATTAGGTGTGATTACTTCATCCATATCTAAAGAGATACACATGTCAATATCGAGTGGGAGAGCAGCTAAAGCCGCATTGCGAGCATCATCGAATCGCCAAGGAGATACACGGATGTCTACGACATGTATTCCAAGCTCTCTAGCCCTCTCTGGAGTGCCGTCCGTTGAGCCTGTATCTGCAATCAGCAGATAATCAGCGTCTTTAGCCGATTCAAACCACTTATCCACAAACTGACGCTCATTTAGAGCAATCGTATAGATGGCAACCTTCATCGTAAGTCCTTCCGTTTGTTAGGGCTATCCTACCTAAGTTTCCGATACCACCGCTGATAGCCATCAACAAGTGTGACCATTCTGTCTGAATATATTGAATGAAAAGCATCAATAGCTAGCTTTGGCTCTCTGGTTGGCCCTAAACCAGCTGACCACTGATAATCATCGAAAGCAAGAATTCCGCCAACGTTAAGACATTCATATGCGGCAACCGCATCTTTTATTACACCATATGCGGTGTGGTCACCATCGATGTAAATAAAATCGTATGTCTCCAAATTTGACTTGAAAAAGTTATCGCTAGTTGTCTTGAATTTGATGACTTTTCTAGACTGCCTAGCCGCATAGGTTCTTGCATCATAGATTCCTTCAACATCTGTCCAGTTCATCTGATGATGTGATGGCTCGTCGGAACCTTCCCAAGTATCAACATCGACAAGCACAGAATCCTGATTGTGGGGGAGAATATTCTCAACCAACCACATTGTTGCGTCCCCAGAGTAGGCACCAATTTGAAGCATTCTAGAAGGTTTTGTCGCGAACTCGCCTAAATTGTAGGCAAAGTTTTTCATACCATCATTAACAAACCAGTTAGGAATCATGTCCATTCGTCTTTTCCCGTCTTTTAGTATGGTGTTATTCCGCTAATACTAGCGTTTACTGCCCCTCCCCAGAAAGCACCCACGCTGTTTCCATCAAAATAGTCGTTTATTGTAGACGACTTTTCAAACAAAACGTTGTCTAGATAAAAGAAGTCCCCAGGGGCTGCCGCTGAGGTAGTTCTTTCAATTATCAAGTTAACAGCCGCAATACCTGGGTCTGTAATTACAGGGGCAAAAGTCAACCTAGTCCATTCTGAATCTGGTTGAAACTCTACGGCTGTTGAACCTAAGTTAGATACCGTTGTTCCTCCAGAGAGTGCGGTAAAGGTTCTGGTCCTCAATCGATAACTTCCAACCTCATTGCTTGGACCAGTTTTTATGTAAGCACTAAATCTGTATGACTGTCCTGGTGTTACTGCAATTCTTCCGCTGTTTCCAAAAACTGCACCGCTAAAAGTTCCTGTATCAAGAGTTACCTTTAAAGACGCTGTTCCAGAGTAAAAACTATCCGTGGACCTGACAATCGTGCTAACTCCGTTTGCTGCCCAAAGGGTGGTGCTTGTTTCAAAGTTTGGATTAGCGCACAGATTTACTCGATATCCAAGCTCAATAGCACCAGCTGGGTTTTTCAGCCCACTGGCAGCACTCATCATTCCAGCAGTAACAGGCATTAGCTAAGCGCCAAATCTCCAGCGAGAATCCACTCGTTAGTTCCTATTTTTACAAGAACAGCTGTTGAATACTGAGTTCTCAATTTTGCTGTTGGTGTTGCTCTTAATGTAACGCCAACATCTCCAGCAACAGTTACCTGACCAGCACCATACTGAATTATGTTAATTTGCTGACCAATTCCAAAAGACTGAGAAGCTTCTGTTGGGATAGTTAGAGTAAGTCCAGTTGCTTTCGTCAGCTTTAGAAGCTTTCCAGCATCAGAAAGCAGCAATGAGTAGCTGTCTGTCTGTTCAGAAACTGTTTGAGAAGATGACCAGTCACCTTGAGCACCCGTAGGTCCTGTTGGTCCAGCAGGTCCAGTGGCACCAGCGGCACCAGCAGTACCAGCAGGTCCAGTAGGACCAGTAGGACCATAAAGAGGTCCTAGGTTGTCCCAAGATGCTCCGTCCCAGAAGTAAATATCTCCTGTATCAAGAGTGATGTATGAATCGTCTGCTGTTGGTCCAGTTGGAAGAGATGCAAAGTCTGCAACGCTTCCAAGAAGGTTTACGTTTGTTGTAGCAGGGCCAGTAGGTCCAGTTGGTCCACCAGCACCTGTAGGACCTGTTGCTCCTGTTGGACCCTGAGCACCAGTAGCTCCATTAGCTCCTGTAGGACCGATAGGTCCAGTGGCTCCTGCAGGTCCAGTCGGACCAGTATCACCTGTTGCTCCAGTAGGCCCAGTAGGTCCAGCTGGTCCAGTGTCACCAGTTGCACCAGCTGGTCCTGTAGGACCGCCAGAAGGCCCTGTAGGGCCTGTAATCGATGCTCCAGTAGGACCAGTAGCACCAGCAGCTCCAGTAGGCCCAGTAGGTCCAATCGGTCCAACAAAAGGACCAGCGTCGTACCACTCTTCGTTTAGCTCAGACCAAATGTAAAGGTCGTTTTGAACAATATAAGCGTCACCAACATTTCCAGTTGGGTTGTCTGCCTGTAGAAGCTGTAATGTCGCATAGGTTCCTAGAACTTGAACTCCAGAACCCTGTGCACCTGTAGCTCCAACAATTCCTTGTGGACCAGTTGGTCCAACAGGTCCAGTAGGACCGAGACCAACATAAGCAAGTTGCTCCCAAGAGGAACCAGTGTAAAAGTAAACCTCTCCAGTACTTACTTTTACCCACATGTACCCAACTTCTGGAAAACCAGGTTGAGTTTCTTGGTAGTAAACCGTTGCGTTTCCTTCTGATTCATATAGAAGGTTCATTGAATAAGAAACAGAAGCAGTGTCCGCTAGAACATATACGGTGTCACCGACTTGAAGACCAAATCTAAAAGTTTCGAATGATTGACCGACAGCAAGGGCTAGAGTGGAGCATAGATACACTCTGTCTGTAGCAGAAGTAGTTCCAACTGGTTGTATGTAGATTGTTACATTTGCTGGAGAACCTCCAGTGTTCGCAGCAATTACAGATGAAACTCCACTAAGGGTGGCTGCTGGAAAACTAGTAGCAATGTTTGCTAATGGATTAAGAACACCTACTCTTTGTACAGCCATTACTCAGTCACCGTCACTCTCTTCCAACCAGCGGCAGTTCTGACTTCCAAAGTGTCGTATTCAGTGTTAAACCGAACATATCCAATTTCAGAAGCAGGATTTCGCTGAGCGCT